TTGCCTTCATGTCGTTCCCCTCCAGTTGTTATTTCGTTACGGCCTCGAATTCGGTTTCGATAACCTTCTTCATGGCCTCCATTGCTTTTTTCCCGCCGCTGTTCGCGGCTTTCCGGATGAATGGCTGCTTCGTCATAAAGCTCGTCCCGCTGTTGATGCTGTTTACGATCAGCGCAATCGGTTTCTTTTTGCCGTCCAGGTCCGCATATCCCGCGTTTCTGAATCCGACGGATGTATCCACTTCGGTCCCGTCTTTGTTGAACCTGGCGATACCCGCGCCGGCAGCCGTCACAATCGCCTTTTCCTCCGGCGACGGCAGCCGTGTTTTCCCCGAACCGGCATACTTGAAAGGCGCTGTTTTGATTCCCTCCGCGCTCTTTCTGATCTCTGCCGCCATGATCCCCGCGCCTTCATACAGCGCTTTGGACGCTGCCTTCGGCGCTTTTTCCTCCAGCTTGCTCAGCGTTTCGGAAATCTCTTTCATTCCGTCCACTTTCAGCTCATACGGCATATTCACACCTCAAACGTCCATTCCCAGTGAAACAGGCCCGTATCCCGTTCAAAGGTATGGCTGTTCAGGCTCCAGCTGCCTCCGCAGTATTCCGTCAGCGTCCCGGTGATCAGCTCCACCCATCCGGCGCCGCTTCTCACCATGCTGAACAGATCCACGCTGCCCTCGTAAGACGTGTCATTTTTCACGCCGTCCGCTTCCAGCTGGTCCGTTTCAAAGTCCAGGCTGACAATGCCGTAGCTTACCGTGTCCGGCCGCGTATACCATTCGTCTTCCGCCATCGGCAGCGTCACCGTCACCGGATCCTGCGCCTCCGGGTTCTCCACCTGCTCCAGCGCTTTCAGCGCCGTCACCAGGTTCGTGTATTCCTCAGGCATATCTACTCACCACGCTTCCGCCGGCGTTGCCTTTTTTCCGCTGAATCAGCAGGATCACGCCGTTCCAGTCCTTATACGGATCGCTCCGCAGCACCTTCCAGCGTTCCCCCCTGTAGTCCAGCTCCCGCTCGCCCTTATACGTTTTATCGTATGGGATCAGCAGTTTCGCCTCCGGGCTGAGGCCTTCGCCCCCGCTCTGGTAGATCTCCGCCTGCGTCAGACTCAGCTCCTGGCATTTCACATGCCGTTTCGTTTCCTGAACCACCGCCCCGACCTCATGCGCGTCCGGATTAAAGCTGATCAGGTCGCAGCTTATCATCATCCGCATGTCGTGGCCTCCCCGTAATTCGTATAGGCTTTACTCAGTCGCAGTCTGCCTTTCAGGCTGTAATACGCTTTTTCAAGCTGGTCCCTGTTCGGCGGATTCCCGATTTCCTTGTCGCACCAGACCGCGATGGTTTTGATGATCAGCTCATCCTTCACCGTGCTGCTGTCCGTGATCGTCCATACGCCCAGGACTTTCTCCCTGGTGATGCTGATCTCTCCCGGCAGCACGATCTCCGCGGTCTTTGTCAGATCCAGGGCGCAGGCTTTGATCTCCGCGATGATCTTCGCGTCATAATCATCCCCCTCGATGAAAGTCAGCAGCTCCTTCACTTCCGCAAACATTTTCAATCCCTCCGCCTTCTATGCTTCGCAAATGCCGTAATCAGTCTTATTTTCTTCCGTTTCGCTTCGGAAAGGCTTTTCATCCACATACACCGGCGCGTGGGCGATATGCCCCGGCCTGACCGTCGGATCGCACCATATTTTCCTTCCCAGGCTTTTCACCCGCCAGCAGAAGGCCAGGTCCTCCCCGTAGTAGCTTGTAGGCGTGAAAGTCGTTCCGTATTTCTGCATTACGGCCCGCAGCAGTTCCGTTGTGGTCATCACGCAGGCGAATCCGCATCCGTCAACGATAAACGGCTCCAGCCCGAATGTTTCCACCTTCTTGATATTGTTTTCCCTGATGGACGAATAGATGCACGGCCCGTATGGCGGACGCCTTGAAACGAATGCGCCGCAGACCATGTCCTTCGCGTTGTCGATCATGTCCTCCGCGATCTTCTCGCCGAAAACCATGTCGCTGTCCAGCCATAAAACGTGTGTATATCCCTCGTTTACGGCCTTCTGCGCCAGGCGGTTCCGCGCGATATATACCAGCGTACCGGACAGGATCTCCAGCTTGTAGGATATTTTCTGCCTTCCCAGTTCCTGCATCAGCTCCGTCAGGCTTCTCATAAAGTCCACATGCACATAATCGTGTGTAGGCACCGCGATCATCAGGCGTATACTCATTTTTTCGTTCTTACGGCTTTCGCCGTTTTCGCTTCCTTTTCCGGGATGGCTTTCGCCGCCCTCGTTATTCTTTTCAGCACCGCAGGCTTCTCCGGTGTTTCGATCTGCTCCCTGACCTCCGCCGGTTCAGCCAGTCCGTACCGGATCAGAAAAGAGGCACGGGCCGGGGAAACCTCAACGATTGCCCCGGCCTTGCCTTCGATCCGGTTGTTTCGGGTCAGTTTTACCTTCATCAGGTGGTTACAGCGGATGCGGGCTTGCAGAGCTTCACCAGGCGGCCGGGAGCGGTCACGCCATAGCCTGCATACTGACGGGCCACGACCTTGATCATGTCGTCTTCCGCGTAGGTGTAGGGATCCCAGGTCGTGATTACGCCTTCACCTTCGGGATAGTTCACCTGCAGGGCCTTCAGGTCGCCCACGATGCCGTACATGGCATTATCGCTGGCGGTGGAGTAGGCCGGCAGGGCGCTGCACTTGATCAGCGTCAGGCCCGCGAAGGGATCGATGTTGAAGTTGCCGGCGGCGTTGGCGTCGCGGAAGGCGCTGATGCTCAGCGGATTCAGCACGATGCACAGGTCGGTGGCTTCCTCGCTGGTCTGGTCGGCAGCGTTCAGGGCCACGGTGACGCCGGGGGCCTCGGTGACCTTCGGGATGCCGATGGCGGTATCGCCGTGGGTCGTATCGGCCGCGTTCACCTTCGCCACCAGCTCGCTTACCAGCTTCTCCAGCACGCGCTGGGCCAGTTCTTCGTAGATATAGGTGACAAACTGCTCGCCGCCCATCGCGACCGCTTCGTCAGAGATCTTGATCCACTTTTTGATGTTCGCCGGGATCAGGGAAACGATGCCCAGCTGCAGGTCTTCCTCGGTCAGGCCCGTGGTGCCTTCAGTGTGAACATAGGCGCCGTCCGCACTCTTTTCAAAGGGAACCTTCAGATTGCCGCGGAAATTGGTCTTCCGGACCTTGGTCAGGAAGGTGTTGCTCTCCCATGCGTGCTTGATGATGTCCTCCACCAGGACCGGAACCGGCAGCTCGCCGGAGGCGTTTGTGGTCAGCAGGCTCCGGCACTCCTTGTCGTCGCCCTTGATAATGTAGTTCTTGAACGCTTCACAGTATTCAGCGCTTGCGCGTACTTCCAGATCAGTCATTTTCGTTTCCTCCTTGTGTGTTTCTTTGGTTTCGCCGATCTCGCCCTCGGCGATCTTTTTCCTGGTTTCCTCCGCCTGTTCGGCTTCGGTCCGCAGCTCGTCCAGCTGCGCCTCCAGCTGGGCCTTTTCGGTCACCAGCTGACGGGCTTCCTCGTTCAGCGCGTCCAGATCGGCCTCCGGTGTTTCCAGAATGCTTTCGATCTCAGCGGCCCGCTGTTCGATCTCGCCCATGCGGGTGATGATTTCCTCACTCGTCATTGGTCTGTTCCCCCTTCAGTAGTTTCCGGATCTCTCCGATCCTGCGCTGCCGTTCTTCTTCGGCGCGGATCTCCTCCGCCGCCTCAGCGATCAATCCGTCGCTGATCGTCCGGCTGCTTATTTCAGTGGCGTCATTGGCCGGCAGTGACACCGCAGAAACATCGTAAAGTTTTCCGATCCTGGTGATCGTCCGCAGAATGGTTACATGACCCTCCGCGTCTTTGCTCCGTTCCTTCTTTTCCCCTGTCACAGTGAACCCGAAGGACATTTTGTTTGTATATCCGCCTGCGATTTCCTCAAACAGCTGGCGGCCTCTTTCCGTGCCGCCCAGGTCGGCGGTTACCTTCAGCCCGTGCTCATCCTCCTCCAGCCTCAGCGTTCCGTTGCTGATCCTGGCGAAAACCGGGCCTTCATGGTCGTACTGCATGATCACGTCCGTCATGTCGGTCTCCCGGAACGCGTTCCGGTCCACCTGCTCGTTCACCGTGATTTTTTCGTCGCCCATCAGCCGGTACGGCTGATTGAATGTCGTTGCGTATCCTTCCACGATCATCTCGCCGCTTTCGCTTTTCCTGGTCTCCA